TGAACAGAACCTGATATGCGTTGGCATCAAAGTTAGTATGCCAACCCACAAACCCACCAGGCGGATAGTAAGATAGTAGGGCAGATGTATGTGCGCCAAGTTCTGACGCAAAGTCATATTTGACCTTTTGCATAAATCCACCCCACATCTCTTTGTCTTCACGCACCATCTTTGAAATCGGTTGTGCGAAGTATCTATCGGGCGGGCCAACCAGACCGTCACGACCGCGAGACAAACAGTCTTCAAGATATTCACGTGAGGTATAGTACGACCCCAAGTCAACATCTTTACGTTCGTGATAAGTCCAATACTTTTCATCGTTGTACGACGGTTTAGACAGCATCTCATCTGAGAAACTGTTCAGAGTCTTCAACATTTCTTTGTTACGGATAACCACTTCTGTCATGCGCGGTCACCTCGTTTAATAATCATAGAATAACGATCGCCGATCTGGTGTTTGAACGAGACTTTGTCTCCGTCCTTCAGATCGAACTTCTTGTAAAGTTCGTCCGGTATTTCGAAGGCGCAGTCGCCCTCTAGGATGGTAGCCACCACCGGACAGTTATAAACCTTACTGGTTTTTTTTGTCGAATTCCTCATTAGCCTTTCTTAAATCTTCTTCAGTACAGGCACCTGTATTTAGAAGATACACAAGAGTGTTTTCTATACCCTTCTGTTTCCCAAAAATGCCTCCAACAAAGTAACACGTCCACATAAGTGCTACCGCTATTAATGTGTGTAGGATTGGATCCATGACTTCCCCTTAGAATTTGAAGTTTTCGAATTTTTCGGAATCAATTCGTTGACCGGAGTTAGAGTTATCAAACGCTGGTCCATTATCTACTTCTTTATTTAGGGGTGAATCATTTTGATCAACGTCATATAGACGCATTTTACTACGGTCAATACCTACGACAAATCTCTGATATGTATTCAAATCGTTATATCGGTTTTTCAACTGTTTGACTAGGATCTGGTTGTTCGCTTTGAGTTCATCATTGGAGATAAGTGCGAACATGAAGTCGGCGGTTGCGGGTAGTCCAAAAGATTCGGACGTATCTTCAAGCCCCACGTCGTCATTAGTAAAACCAGAACGAGTCGTCTGCGTTGCAGACACGATCGGCACGTCGAATTCCACGGCAAGACCACGTAACTCTTCAGCAATAGACTTGATATACGAATACGAGTTAATAGCACCGCCCATTCCTTTCACACGCGCACTCGCGCAGATGTTGAGATAATCGATATAGATGATATCGGGAACAAACTGTTTCTTCAGTTTGAGTTCATTGAACAACGCACGGAAGTGATTCGCGTGTGCACTGCCCGTTGGGTATTCCTTGATGATTAGTTTACCTTCGGTCTTACCCTTGACCCTCGCAACGCGGTCGTCGAACATTGGTTTACTCAAGTTTTCGAGTTGGTCCATCGATACGTTCAGTAGGTTCGCATCGATACGTTCCGCAATGCGTTCTTCGGACATTTCCATTGTGAGGTATAGGACGTTCTTACCTGCACTCAGCGCACCTGCGGCAGAGTGACACATAAACAGAGACTTACCAACACCCGTACCCGCGAGTGCGATGTTTAAGGTCTTGTTGGGTAGACCGCCCTTAGTGACTCGATTGAAGTAGTCAAGGTCGAACGGGATCCGTTCCTCTTCTAGGTGATAGAAGTCAAATCGTGCGTCAGAGTTCTCAAGATAGTCGTGACCGATGTTCGTATCGAACGACACAGACAGTGCCTTGGTCAATACGTCTGGGATTGCGTTCTTACTGAGAGTCTGGTGTTTGCCGTCGATGATAGAGATTGACTCCATGACCGCATTGAAGACCGCACGATCCTGACAGAACTTTTCGGTCTTCTCGACCAACCAGTCCATGTCCTCATCGGCTCGTTTGAAAATATCGGGAAGGATCTCCATTGCGTGACGATACTGTTCGTCCGGTAGACGATCGTTCTCATCAATCTCAATCTTGAATGCCTCCAGTGTTGGTAGGCGATTGAACTTCCCGATGTATTTGAGTGTTTCTTTGAGAATGGACTGATATGTCCCCTCAAAGTAATCCGGTGAGAGGAAGGCGGCGACCTTCCTCGTGTATGGATCGTTAGTCAGTAGATTCCGTAGAATCGTCTGTTGTAGGTTGATCTCCGTCATCATTTCCCTCTACTGATTGGATGCCTCTGTTGTGAATGGCTTCCGCAAGAATATCCTGTAATACATCTGCTGCAAAACTCTGCAACTCAATATTGTATACACGGATTCATCGGGTGTGTCAATAACATCGAAGTTAAATTTGATAGATTCACTACTCTCATCAATGGTGACGTTGCGATACCGGATCGTCACATTCTCGTAGGGAGAACGCATAAAACTAACATTCCACATGGGATTGCCTGTTACCGATACTGCTTCAAGAGTGTAGTCTAGATTTTCGGATGGCTTGTCTAAGTCCAGATCCATTATGCTTCCTCCAATTCAGCAATAAGTTCTGCATTGACTTCACTGGAGTAACCGATCTTATAAGTCTTCTCCAAGAAGTCTGCGAAGTTAGTTGTTTCAAAAATAGGTTCCCAGAACTCTGCGTTCAAGGTGTCTTTTGTTCGTACTTTAGTCCCAACGAGTTCGCCTGTAGTTGTGTCAACTTTTTGATACCAACCGTTAGAAGGCTTAGCGACATAACCGCCAGCAAGAGCGACATCGAGAAGACCACTATACTTTTGAACACCCCCTTCCCACGAAACTCCAATAGGAATCTTTGACTTCTCTTTGACATAACGAGACTTCTCTATATTGATGACGAAGTTGTATCCAACAACCTCTGTACCTTGTTTCTCTTGTTGACGACCGATAATCCAAATGTTGTCCGAAGAGTAGTAGATACCTGTTCCACCACCGACAATATCTTTTGGAAACAAACCGATCTCTTTGTAGGTGTGGTTGATCGCAACCAGCGGAATGTTCTTCATTGTCAAGTAAGGTGTGGTCATACGGAACAGACCCTTCAGTGCCTTCGCGCGAGACATGTCTGCGACACCCTTCTCGTTCAACGCGTCCTCCAACTCTTTCTTAGACGCAAGGTTACCGATCGAGTCAATGATGATCATCACGTCATCGTCACGGTCGAGTTCTTCCAACTGGTTGATCAGATCGAATTTGAGTTCTTCGACGTTTGCGATCGGCGTGTGTAGGACACGGTCAGTGTCGACACCGAACTGTTCAAAGTATGACTGCGGAGAACCAAACTCCGAATCATAAAAGAGGACAACTGCCTCTGGTTTTGCGTTCAAATATGCACCCGCCATGAGTAAAGCGAATGAAGTCTTAAAGTGTTTAGACGGGCCCGCAAGAACGGTGAGTCCAGGCGAGATGCCACCATTGACCGAACCGGACAACGCGACGTTCACCATTGGAACGTCGGTCGGCACCATATCTTTTTCAGTGAAGAACTTACTCGTCGATAGGGTCGATGTCTCCTTGATCTTGCTGTTCTTCTTTAGTTTGTCCATTATCGACATTTTTGGTTCCTCCGAAATCTACGAATGTAATGTTGTTGACTTTTTCACGTTCATCGAGTTCGTATTGTACCCTATAATCGCTATTGATGTCAAGAACTTTCTCAAGTAAATCGAACGACGCAACTGTACCGTCGTCCTTATCATGTGTGGAAAATCGCAAGAATGCTTTGGTGTCTTTTGGTAGACACGCACCACCGAATCCGCGTTTTCCATCGAAGCCAGGCACACGAGTATGTCCCACACCTACACGATCGTCTTGTCCAACAGCACGAACAACCGTGTTAAAGTTGCAACCATACAAGTTCACAAGATCGTACAACTGATTGAAGAAGGTGACCTTGGTTGATAGGAAAGAGTTAATGGTGTACTTGACGAAGGACGCCTCGTAAGCACTCATTCTGTGATAGTCATTAGACTCGCACGATCCGAAAATCTCATAGATGTCTACCAACTCAAGTACCGACTGTGGTGTACCACCCATTACGTGGAATTTCGCAGTGACGAAGTCCGCCTTCGCGTTCTTCTCTGTGAGGAACTCTGGGTTGTAACAGAACCTGTCGTGTTGCGCCTTGTTCATAGATGAATACAGACGATCAATCACATCCGGAGTAATAGTTGATTTGACAACAACTAACGCTTCAGTGTAGTTCAGTGCCTTCAGTACCGATGTCTCCACGATGGACGAATCGACAGAACCGTCATCGTTAGACGGAGTCGGTGCGCACACGAATACACAATGTGGTTGTTCGTCTGGTAACATTGACTTAAAGTCTTCAACGTCATTGTTGTATTTTTTCGGGTCGATCAACATGTGATCCACGAGAGGATGGGTGAAAGCGAACTCTACCGCTTGTCCCACAAACCCGTGACCGATGATCGCTAACCGGAACGTCTTTTCATTTTCTGCCATTAGGCATCTACCTCGTTGTATTCTTTATACCACGCATAGAACCGTTCTACCCCCTCTGCGATACTGACCTTCGGATCATATCCAAGTGCTTGTAGTTTCGCAGTGTTAGACCACGTCTCTAACGTGTCCGCTGGGTGTTTAGGTGCTAGGTTCTTGTCTGCTTCCTTGCCGGTGTTCTTCTCGATCTCTGAAATGAAGTCCATCAACGCGACCTGTTCACCACGTCCGATGTTGAAGATCTCACCTGCTGGGATTTCCGCATTATCTAGTACTATCTCAATACCGTCGTTGATGTCATCAACGTAAGTGAAGTCGCGTTTCATATCACCATAGTTGTATACGGTGATCTGGTTACCTGCAATAATGTTTTTGGTAAAGTCAAACAACGCCATGTCTGGTCGACCCCAAGGGCCGTAAACGGTGAAGAAACGTAGACCAGTTGTGTTAAGACCGGAAGACTGCATCTGACATTCGTTCGCCCACTTGGTGTAACCATATGCGTTGAGTTGTTTACCCGTCTCTTCTCCCTCAGTCCAAGGCACTGGTGATCCCGCATACACACACGAGGTGGACGCGTAGATGATGCGGACTTCAGGGAAATACTTTTTGCAAGTGTCGATTAGGTTCTGTGTTGCGTCGATGTTGTTTCGGTGGTAACTCTTTTCCTTACCCAACGAATCGCGCACACCTGCCATTGCAGCCAAGTGGACTATCGTGTCCGGTTGAAACTCTCGAATGAGTGCTTCGGTCTTTACTTCGTCGCAGAGATCACAACCCCAGATGTCGAGGTCGAAATGCTTCATGCGAGCAACTTTGAGAGATGGACTGTACAAGTGTTTGTTGAAGTTGTCAATACCCTTGACAACCAGACCGTCTCTTTCTTTTAATCTAGCCATGAGTTGCGACCCGATAAAACCAGCCGCACCCGTGATAAGTACACGTTTCATTCATCCATTCCTATAAACATATTCGAGTGCGCGATCCGCTTCCACGTGCAGTGGTCTGTTACCATACCAGTTACCCGTCTCGCGGTCGAACTCTCTACAAAGTTCTTCTATTTGTTTAGCAGTGATCGGATACCCTCGCGAGTATGCGTTCCCTGCGATTGCGACCATAATCGCATAAATCTTTGAATACCAACCTGTCCCCGAAATTGTCTGATATTCTGCACCCAGTTTCTTGGGCCAGAACGGACAATCCCGATAGGATGTCCATCGGTAGTCGGTGTTATTTAGTCCATTCTTACGGTGTTCGATCACCGCCTTCTGCATTTCTGGTGGTAATCTATCTAGGAAGGAATTGCCTGTCTTCTCGACGTAGGGATATTTCGCAATCAACTCAGATACGTTGAGTGCGGACCCTCCGGAGTTTACCATAAAGAACGAGTAGGCGTTAGGATACTGCGCGGGCACGTAATACATACGCGCGAGATCTTTGGTCTGCGGATCTCCCAGTTCACCTAGTTCGGTATTGAGAGCGTGCCAGAACGCCTTGATACGATTGTTCTCGATCTGTTCGTCGAGACGGAATATGATTCGAAATTTTAGATGCTCTTCGTTACTACTCGCTGTGTTGTAGACGACATAGTCATACCGACCGTACTTACGTTGTAACCAAGTTCTTAGGGACTCGACATCACCACAACCGTCAATAGGATCATCCACGTCAACGCAACACCAAGGACTCCAATATAGAACAGATCGATTACTACGCGTCGAACCCACGTCGAACACAGCAGGAGTAAGAAGAGGAGAACTATTGGGTCCACCTTTTTCTCCCGGCTTTGTGTAAGAATCACGAAGACACACCACGAAGTCCATCCAGTTTAAGAATGTTGTCCGACGATGTGTCTTGTTATCAAACTGATTTTTGAATAAAGTTAGTTCATACATACGTGTATCATATCACACACTTAATGTATGTGTCAACATATTACTAACCTTTTATATCTACCAAGAACTTTCGGTAGAAACCCTTACGAGAAAGTTTACCGTGATCGAAGTGTTCTATTGTTACGTCGAGTTGAATGTTACCCGATAGACACTTGTCCAGCCTATCACTTGCGACACATAACAGCTGGTACATAAATGTTGCACGACCAGCGTTACTCATCGTCCACGAGTTATCCTTAAAGATACCATAGAAGTCACGACTTAATGTAGTCTTTTGATCTCGAAGAATATGATCCTCTAACAAGGCAAGAAGATCTGTTACAAGGTCCGCACGGTCAACCATGACCATGAGTGCAGCCCATGATGCGAAGTTTCGTCTGTAGTGAGAGTATTCAGAAACGTTGTCGAAGAACTCATCAATCAACGAGTTACCTTCTTTTACGTATACCGAAAATTCTTCCCAATATGCAATTGCATTCCCCATCTTCAGGGAATCCATACCACGTCTCTTAACAAACTCTCCTAGAGTGGTGATTTCGCTAGAAAGCGCAGATGGATACTTACGTTGGATCTCATCTCCCGCAGTACGTTTACGTGCTTCCGCACCTTTGGTAAAAGACTCAGGAAGAACTCCTGTAACTACAGGAACGTCTACAGTAATATCTTCATCTACAATGACTTTCAGTCGATGTTGAAATTCAGTAATATTACCTTCAGTATTAAATCGCAATGGGTCTCCATCGAAGATGAAACCTTCGTTACGCACAGATTTCGCAATACGTCGAACTTGTGCTGATTTCATCAATCGGTTGTCGTTATTATTCTCCTCTAAGAGATAACGTGCAATTGTCGGCGTCATTCGCATAATGAATGATTTTTTTTCTGTTGTTTTAGGGTTAAATCCTAAAACGTCTACTGCATTTGTCATATTTCGTGTCCTCTAGTCTATGACGTTAGTGATATAGTTCAGAACAGATAATAGTTCGTCACTACTTGATAGCTATCGCTCCAACAAATAGGTGATTTTGCCAGAACGGTTGAATCTTCTTGGAATCGAATCCCGCAGTCATTAATAGACTGTGTAACTCTCTCCATGTATTTGGTTTCAACATGTGACGTAGTTCGACTTCTTTCTCAAGAATATCGGTGCCGCTGAAGTGTTTGCGTTTGTGATCATAAAACTGGAAAGTCATGATCTCCTGAATACGTGCGTCTTCACTCACCGTTTTTTCCGCAAAGATAAATGCACCGTTCTGGTCGAGTCCATGATAGATCTTTTTCAAAACATCTCGACGACAAGATGGAGGCATAAATTGCAGCGTAAACAGTGATGTGATCAGTGTGCAGTCTTCGAATTTAAAGTCACGAATGTCTTGGTTCATGAATCGACAGATACCAAGTTCCTCATCTGCAATTTGAGTCAAACGATTGTCCATGTCATCCACGAAACCAGATGCATACTCAACGCCGGTGTACTTCGCATAGGGGGCAAACCGATTGTTCTGTTTCATCATCTCGTAAATGGTCTTACCCGTAGAGCAACCAATATCCACCATGTTCTTGTCATCTTCGACAAAGTACTGAGACATTGCAACGATGTCTGCATGTAGATCAGAGTAACCACGAATCGACTGATCGATGTGGTTATCAAACCCTTCGTCACGATGCGCAAACGAAAAGTCTGGTTCTCGACTTACATATGCTTCACGATCTTTCATTATAAACCTTCAATACGTTTTCATATACGGATTCTGCAACCGACTTCATCATCAACGGAGGCACCATACGGCCGATACGTTCTGCTTTCTGGTTCCACTTACCCGTAAGTTTAAAATCATCTGGTAGAGACATTATACGCTTTAATTCACCGAGTGTCAACTTCCTTGGTTCCGCCCAATGAAATGCACCCGCAGTTGAATTGCCATTACCCATCGCGGTTAGTGTTGGTGCGGGCGCCTCAAGTGATACGCGTTTGAGATTGAAGTGGTGACCCTTCGGATGATAGTCCATACCAGTGAGAACCTTATCTGGATACGCGGGCATCTGAGACCCCGTCTGTTTCCAGTACGCAGTGCGTTCAAACTTTTCGGTCAGTTCCTTTACCTCTTCTTCATCGTACTCCAGATTAACCAGAGCGTCTTTGAGCGGGATGACTTCACGTGATGGATCGGGAAACAAATGACTCATTGTCAAGAAGTTAAGACCAACCTCTTCGGCCACATCGTTACGTACTGCGATAAAGATAACACGTGACCGTGTCTGCGATACTCCATAGTAACGCGCGTCCATAACCTCAGAGACGACCTCGTACCCAATGTTTTCAAACTCATTCAAAATACGGTTGTAGTACTCTTTCGCCTCACCGATAGTGAGACCCTTCACATTCTCTGCAATGATGACCTTGGGTTGAATGTCATCAGCGACACGCAAGAACTCAAAGAACAAATCCTCAATATTCTCGACGATTTTTCCATCCGAATAGGTCTTGGTCTGACCCCAACCATCGGAGTGTTTACCGTCAGATGAATGCGATAGTTTACCTGCGACAGAGAACGCAGAACAGGGCGGGGATCCGTCTAGGATATCCAGTTCACCCTTCTGTAGACCCGTAAGGTCAAGGAATGTTTGTCCGGTCAACTCTTTGATGTCGTCCGGTACGATAGGTGTTGTGGGATAGTTATCCTGATAGGTGTTTCGTGCTTCTTCAACAAACTCATTGATAGCAAGAATGTCACCGCCTGCAAGACGATAACCCGTAGAAGAACCACCCCCACCGGCGAAGGTGGAGATGACGTTGAACTTTTTCTGGGATGCCGCGTCGTAGACATCCTGTAATGTGTAAGGGGTGTAAGTCATAATATACCTTTACTATTTGTGCCCAGTATACAGTATATAGCCGAGAGTGTCAAGAAGATTATGCAACCTTCTCGTACTCGACATAGGTGAGTGGGAAATCGTCGCCCTCTTGGAACTGAATCCAAGTGCGCTTGGCGACAGGGGTGAGGTCGAAGAACGACTTCGACTCACGGGTGCAGTGAAGGCAGTCACCTGCCGACTGGGCGTAAGTGGGTTCTTCCCACTCCTCAACGTGGTCCGACTCCACGAAGTCGATGGCATCGACAACGGACTCAGAGATGACATACTCCTCAGAGTATGCAGAAGAATGGGTGAGACACTTGGTCACCATATCCCACCACTGAGAATCGGCGACTTCTGCCGCAGATGCAGAAACGATGAAGGTGGAGCCCCCTTTGGGCTTCCAGTGCTGAGGGCAGTAACCCTCACCATCCCAATCATGGGCACCGTAGTTCTCACGGAACTGAGTGTGGAAAATAACACGAATAGACTGATTAGACATAACAAAACCCTTTTAAGTATAAAGTAAACCGTAACCGAACATGAAACCAAGTGTCATTCCCATGGCAATCAGAACACCCCAAGCAACAAACTCAGAGGAACCAACCTCGCGTTTCTTTTCGGGACGCGGACGATAGTCTCTCATTACGCTCATTGTAGTGGGATCTCCATCTTAGGACCGACAAACTCGTTGAGGCGGCGTTCGACTTCTTGGAACATCAAAGTGTATTTGCGACCCTCAAGTTGGCGGATGCGCATCGGGCACACTTCATACTTCAGCTTCTCATCGTACATCGCAATCTTTTCTTCGTAAGTCATAATCATCTCTCTCATCACTTTATGTAACCATTATACCGCATTTTGAAAATAAGTCAACACTTTTT